ATTTCAATATAAAATGTTGGAGTATTCAACGTAGGTAACATGTTATATTCTCCGTATAATTATGCAGTTACTATTCCCACCCCACCAGCGGAATTATATGTTTTAATTACTTCCCAATCTTTGTATGCAAACGAGACAGGTAGACGCATTACTTCTGGGTTTTGCCAAGATGCACTTATTGGAGCAATCGATCTTGGGAATGCATCGTTGATTCTCCAGTGGGCAGTCTTCTCGTCTTTTCTGTTTAATGCATGAATATCAATTGTGGCATAGTATTGATCAGGGAATTCTACAATTCTTTTGTTTTCAGGATTTACGATTTTGCGCATCCAGTCTCCGATAAAATCTTTTGCTGTCCAAGATCCATCGATTAAGAACGTGAAATTGATAGAATCACCACCAAAATCAATAACGTGTGCTCGTTGTTCGTTTAGGTTGTTTATTCGGATTGGTCTTGTTCCTAGAATCATTCCAGGAATCAGAACATCTTCTGCCATCATAGAGACAACTCTAGATTGATCTGCTCTATTTTGCATGACTTTTGGCAAACCGAAAAACACTTCGTATCTGTTTGATCTTGCGAAGTCGTGCTGCCAACCATGCTGCCAAAAATTTTCGAGCGAGAACGCACCCATTAGTATTTGCTCCTAGAGTCTCTGAAGACCTCTTCTTTTGTTTTCTTTTGAAACTGTTCAAGCGGTAAGAATATAACAGTTTTCCAGTCGATCGGATTGATTTTCAGGAATCTCGATCTCACGTGAGGAGTCAAGTAATGCTTGATGCAGGGTTTAACTTCATTCGCAGTACTCAATCCCTTGAGCAACTGGTATGACATTTTAATCTTTGTTGTTGTGCTATATGTCTTAGATGAAGCGTAATCTAACAGTTCTCCAAGAATTTTTGCTCGCACCAAGTAGGGAGCATAGTGGAGATTGATACCATAAAACCCTCCTGGTGCTGGACCAAATGGCAGCACTAACGGGAAGGTATCATAGAAAGGTAATTGTTGCTTCCACTTTGGATCATAGTAATAAAGATACATCGAACCAATTTCGACGTTACTTTTCATTTCGCCCAAATCAGATTGCATTGTTGCATTCGGTGTAGCACTAGTCGCACCGACTATTTTTTGAACATTGCGCATATACCACCAGACTGATTTTTGACCATCACCTGCTTTTGCGCGAAGGGTTTCGAACGGATTTGCCATAATAACTATTTATTCGAGATTCCCAGTTCTTTCTCAGTTAATATCATGAATTTCCAGTTTCTATCTAAACAGAATTCTTCTGCTGCTTTCCATTTTGCTTGGTTGACCCCCCATGTCATCACTTCGTTTAGAAACTGTTTAGTTTTTCTTTTTGGAATCTTGGGTTCTCTGGTAAATTTTTCGGGTTTTATTTCTATGAGATACTTTTTATCATTGACTTTTATGTAGAAGTCAACAAAATATCTGTGTATTCTACCATCGACAGGAGATCTATATGGGATTACCAGTTCTTCTGATCCCCACTCAACGACCTTATCGTTTGAGTCGCACCATTTCATAAACTTCAGTTCGTAACTGGAGCGAAAGATGATGTTACTGGGATCCCCAATATACTTATTGGGTTTCTGTATATTATATCTGCCTTTGAGTGAATCTTTTGAATAAACCATATAAATATACAGAAAGTAATACCAATCAAGGATATTTATTCGTGGATTCAAAAGAATTTACTGCTGCTGACAAAGCACGCGACAGTTTCATCAATAGAAATGATATTGATGGAAAAAATTTAAGATACCCTGCTGATCTAGAAGAACAGTCGCCGCACTACATTATTTTTTATCCACTCGTTCGTTCTGAATCTAGAATCGGTAAAAGTCTTACTGCAAGAAATGGTGGAAAACCACCTGTCGTTGATCAATCACAGCAAAACAGAGTAAATCCAGATAAAGGTGGTGTTGCGGCGACTGCGGCAGGTGCTGGTGCTGGTGCAGCACTAGGGATCGCAGATGCTCTGGCAAAAACTGGTGGGAAAAATGCTGGTGGAGTTACACTGGCAGGAACTCTGGGATCAATCACTGGAGGAATTTTTGCTGGTGGATTGGGTGGCGCAGTTTCTAGTCAAATCGCAGGTGAACAGGAAGTTCTTGAGGGAGCAGGTGGTATTGCTCTGCAAATTGGAGAAAGATTATCTACCTCTTATCGTGCTAACTGGCAAGCAGACGAACTCGGAACTCTAGTTGGATCAATTGCCGCTGGTAATCAATCATTACTTGGCGCATTAAATCCTCTGAATGGAGAAAACATTAAACTTGCTGCCAGATCAGGCGGACTTCTTGCAAAGGCACTCGGAGCAGATGCTCTAGAAAATGTTATTGCTGCTACTTCCAAGACTGTCAAGAATCCATACAAAGAGCAATTCTTCAAGTCTATGGATAATAGAAAATTCAGTTTCGATTATGTGTTCGCTCCGAAAACGCAACAGGAAGCAGAGACAGTATTCGGAAGATCTGGTATTATTCAAAAGTTCGCATATCATATGCATCCCGAGTTATCGAAGAGTGGTTATTTCTTCAACTACCCGTCAGAGTTTTCTATCGTATATTATTTCAATGGAGCGGAAAATAAATACGTGAGAAAGGTTTCTAGTTGCGTACTTGAAAGTATGAGCGTAGATTATGGAGCAGAAGGATTCACAACTTTTGCTAATGGTATGCCGACACAAGCAACAGTTCGTCTGAATTTCCTAGAACTAGAACTTCTAACAACACAAAGAGTATACCAGGGATTCTAATATGTATTTCAATCAATTTCCCCTTCTCCAAGCAAGATTCCTAGGTAATTATGCTGTCGTAACAGATATCTTTCGCAGAGTTGCTTCAATTTTCGCTGCGAAAAATCTATACAATTTGGAAACAACAGCAATTGAACAAGGTGAAACACCAGAATTACTTGCATATAAAATTTATGGAAGAGAAGATTATCACTGGGTTTTGTTGATTGTAAATAATATCATTGATGTCCGCGAAGAATGGCCAAGAAACGAGTCAGATTTATACAAATACTGCCTCGATAAGTATGGCGAGGATAACATTTATACTGCGATCCATCACTATAGAACAACTGATATTCAGGTAGAACAAGGAATTGCTTCTGGATTGATTGTTGATTATGATGGTGTCGAGTTGGCAAATGGAAACATAGAAGCAATTACTAACTGGGATTATGAAGTAGAACTAAATGACAAGAAACGTGAGATAAAATATGTTCCTCCAAAATATCTCAGTAAATTTGTCAACGAGTTTAAGAAATTGATTAGTTGATAACACATGGCAGATGAAACACCTGTAAATTCAAAACCAACAAAAGAACTAGTAACTCCAGGGGATGTTTCTCTGGAGGTTGTCGAACTACAGAGTGTAAACGGCGATATTCTTGACATTAAGAATTTTGTCAGCGAACTAAACATCTACGAAGATATTTTCTCGAACTCATTAAATGGTGCCTTGATTGTTGTTGACTCTGCTGATCTTCTCGCAGGGTTGCCTCTGGTTGGCGACGAACTGATTAATATTTGGATAAGAACACCTTCCTTTGGTGAAACGTATGGCGAATCTATCAAGAAGTCATTTTCTATTTACTCCATTAAAAACAGAACACTGACTAGTGATAGAGAACAAGTATACGTATTATATTTCTGTTCGCTAGAAGGACTTGGCGATAACGTAACACAGGTAAGCGCAAAGTTCGAGGGAACTACCGACGAAATTGCAGATAAGATTTATACTGAGTATGTTAAACAACAACGTTGTTATGGAACTCTTGAATCTAAAGACGTAACTCCCATGATTATTGCCGACGCTCCGCATGATTCCAAGACTGCTTTTGTCTCGAATATGTGGTCACCATTTCGTTGTCTAAATTATGTCGCAAAAAGATCGATTGGTAACAAACAAAAATCGCCAAGTTTCCTTTTCTATGAAACAACAAAGCAGTTTTATTTTACGTCAATTGATAACTTGATCAAATCTCAATTAGACCAAAGTATGGTTTTCGCAGAGTATATGTATCTGCAGAAACCATTTGATGAATCTAGAGAAAACGAAGAATCAGGATTCTCAGTTCCAAGATCGGATTTAGTTCGCCAATTTAACATTGTCCAAGAAATTAGATTCCCAGAACAGATCGATCTTCTCAAGAGTCAGGACAATGGAAGATTCGCCAGCACAACTACAGTCTTGGATCTTTCCCTGAAAGAGTTTACCAACTGGTCTTGGGATTATGGATATTCCTATCCAGATTATATCCATATGGAAAATTACAAGATTGAGAACGGTGAAGCAAAATTTGATGGCGAACAGAACGACAATATGACATATCCCGCGAACGTTACTCGTTCTGCATTGTCGAAAAGTTTTTATAGAACAGTCCATCAAAAAGTTCTTTCTGATGATGCGGAATTGATTGAATACGATCCGTCGAAATTCTTGCCAGCAAGACAAAGCGTCCTTGAAGATATTTCTGGGTTGAGAATGCATATTACTGTTCCTGGAAGAACAGATGCTGAAGTTGGTAAGTTGATCAACTTTAGATATCCCAAGGTTGGCGATGGTGCTGATAAAACAGATGAGACTCTGTGGGATCCATTCTTATCTGGTGTTTGGATGATCACTGCGATTCACCATAAGATAACACCAATGGCGCATAAGATGATTCTTGAGATTGCCAAGGATTCGTTCCATACTGCATTCCAGTTTATTGAACGTGCTCCTGATCCAAATATGGCACAGGACGATCCAGATAATCCAAATAATCCAGAGAATCAAGCAGATCCTTCTCAATCCTCAGAACCTGTTGCTGTTAATAAAGAGGGATGGACTTCTCCGATGGCAGGGGGCAAAGTAATTTCCCCGTTCGGTAATAGAATCCATCCAGTTAAGAAAGTTAAATCTTTCCACACAGGTGTTGATCTTGTAAAGGGCGGTGACCTCGGCAGACCAATTCTTGCCGCGAAGGGTGGTAAGGTTATTTTTGCTGGAGACAAAGGTGCCAATGGTAATTTGATAAAAATTGATCATGGCGGCGGATATGTTACAGCATATGGGCACGGTCAAAATGGATCGTTTAAAGTTAAAACTGGTGACACAGTTAAGGCTGGTCAGCATATTATGAATTGTGGATCGACGGGTAGAAGTACTGGACCGCACCTTCACTTTGAAGTGCAGTTAAATGGAAAACCAATAGATCCGCAACCAATTTTTGGGTGGAGTAGGTATGGGAAATAATTTTTTCACTAATAATGATGCAAATTTTTATTGGTTTTTTGGTGTAGTTGAAGATCGCGACGATCCTCTTCGTTTGGGTAGATTGCGTCTGCGTATTCTCGGATACCATACTGACGATAAGGAAAAACTTCCTACTGAAGATCTTCCTTGGGCATTACCAATTCAACCTGCTATTTCGGCAGGAACATCTGGTATTGGTTGGTCGCCAACTGGTCCAGTAGAAGGCACTTGGTGCTGGGGATTTTTCATTGATGGAGACGAGGGTCAGTTACCTGCATATGTAGGAACTATTGCTGCTGTTCCTGGATCTGGTGGTAGTGGATCTAGTGGAGACGGCACTGGCAATTCTCCTGGATCTGGAGGATCTGGTGGTGCAGGTGGTGGTAAGGTAGATCCTGCAACGTTGGAAGCATTAAAAAATTGTAATTGTAGTGATGCCGCAAAACGAACAATTGCTTCGGGCAGTAAATCTAACATTCAAGCAATTATTAATGGAGCAGCTGCTCTTGGATGGACTCAGTCCGCATATCCTAATGCTGTTGCAGCATTACTGGCAATTGCTGGTGGTGAATCCACATGGAAACCAATTCAAGAAGATTTAAATTACAGCGCAAATACATTATTGAAACTCTTTAGTCGTGTCAAAGCGAAGGGCGACGGTTTTGCTAGACAACTTGCTGGAGCAGGTAAAGTCGCTGTTGGTAACTTCCTTTATGGACAAGCGACACTAGGTAATAAACCTTTTGATGGTATTAGCACCGATACGAATATGGATGGTTGGAAATATCGCGGAAGAGGTTTCATTCAGATAACTGGTAAAGCGAATTACAATTTAATTGGAAATAAAATTGGTATTAATCTAGTTGCCAACCCAGATCTAATGCTACAAAATGTTGAGGTTTGCACAAAGGCAACAATTGCGTATTTTACTGTTTGTCGTAAAATAAGTCTTTCTAGTCTAAAGG